GCCATTTAAGTTCTCCTGTTATAACAACTGTTAAAAGTATTTATATGATTTCTCCAAAAACATATATCAAAACACCAATAAAAAGGTGCCACAAAGGGTAGGTAAATACAATATGAGACCTTTATGCGAATGTGGATACCGTCCTGCGGCTGTAAATTATAAAAAAAACGGAAAAACGTTTTATCGCAAACAGTGTGACACATGTTTGCACCACGGCAAAAAAATGTGGGGTATACCTAAGTGGCATCGTGCTGGTTATAGACAGTTAGATACTTGTGAAAAATGCAATCATCACAGTAATCATAAAGAGCAATTTAATGTCTATCATATAGACGGTGATTTAAATAATACGTTGCGTAGTAACTTAAAAACTATCTGTGCGAACTGTCAGCGGTTGATGCAGAAGCAAGGCGCAAAGTGGAAACAAGGCGACCTTTTACCTGACTTTTAAGATCTGCAATAGTTCCTTCATTGTATATATTATGTTCAAATGATGCTTTTGCCCAACGCCATTCACTAGGATGTACATCAGTTGGTTCAATGCCTAAATCTTGATATTGTCTAAACCATACAGGATCAGGCCCACGTTTAACACACCAAACTTTTCCACCCATATTCTTAATAACTTCTACTTCGTTTTCAAAGCGTACATCAGGAATAACAAAGTTCTTATAGGGATTATCAATAATAGTCTTTTTAACAAAACTTACCCAAATACCATCATAGAATCCGTTACGCATACAATCAGTACCAAATTCTTGTAATACTAATCTTGGAGTTACACTACGTCCTGTTTCTTTTGTCCAAAACTCATCTTCTTGCTCACGCCAATAACGACTGTCTGGAGTTTCACCTTCAAGCATATCACGTGGCCAATCAAACATTAAAGATACTGCGTCTTTAAGTTTGTCTGCAAAACTAATCTTTTCAAAGTTGTGATCGTCAACTAAAATGTCTGCTACTGTACCTTTACCGCAACTGATGAGTCCACAAATTCCAATAATCATAATGAGTCCTTAATTTATAATGTATAGTATACGTTATAATTTAGCAGATGTCAAGTGTTATTTTAACCGATTGTGAAGCCGTAACCTACGCCGCCAGCTACTGCTAGTGCTAGATCTTGTTCAAGTTTTTCCATTTCAGCTTGTGCTTCAGCTTTTAAGGCATCACCGTTTAAAGATGTGCCTCCTTGTGGGCCTGCAACTGTAGCAAATTTACTACGTGCTTCGCCTAGCATGTACTTACACTTTGCGAGTGTATAATCTTTTATCCATTGTACAGCCATATAATCATCTAATAACTGGAAATCAGGTCTATGATTGTAACATTGAAGTAATATTTCTTCTTCTGCTCTTGGTCGTTGTAATAGAGTTAATTGTTTAGTTGCTCTGTTCCATTTAAATTCAATAAATGATCCAAACATACGTCCTACTAATTCTTGGTAACCTGCAAATGCGTTATAAGTTGCAAGTCCGCCCATATTAGAACTTGCTAACAAATATGTGTTTGTATAGGCTAAGTTGAAAGGCTCAAACAACGTCCCACCATCTCCGCCACCTGTGCGTGATCCTATTGATCTTCTGAATATCTTACGTACTTCCATTACTTCATTAGGTAATACATAATCGTTTTGATCAATTACTGTAGGTAGGAATACATATGATTCTTCAACACTATTTTCACTACGCTGTCTAAACTTTGTAAATGCTGTATTAAGAGCACTTTCGTAATGATCAGGATCGAGTTCAACGTCGATCATACCGCCGCCTAGGCTAAGTTCAACGTACTTGAAAACTTCTTGTTTTTTAGTGTTTATATTAGTTGACATATATCTTCTCCGTACATTGTATTTATGCGAACGATAAATACTATTACTATGCCAAGACTAAGTTTATACAAACCCGAAAAGGGAAATGATTACAGGTTTTTAGATAAGCAAATCACCGAAATGTTCACAGTTGGTGGTACTGATGTGTTTGTACACAAGTATTTAGGACCTAAAAATCCTGATGAAGCAAGTGCTACTGCTGATCAACCTCAGTATGATGCAGTAAAAGAAACAAACATACAGGACATGCTATTCATGGAAAACAGAGATCGTAAATACGATCCTGACATTTATACTATGCGTGGCATTTATAGTGTAAGTGATGTTGACTTTGATATGAGTCAATTTGGTTTGTTTTTACAGAATGACATTATTTTCATGACTATACCAATTAACGCTAGTGTAAAAACTCTTGGTAGAAAAATAATGAGCGGTGATGTAATAGAACTACCACATCTAAAAGACGAAAATGCACTTAATGATTATA